TAGATATTGTGGCAGATCCTTCTGCTCCTGATGCCTTTGTTAACGGTATCATGGAAGGTAAGGAGTGGATCTGGGATAACGGTCTTCTCAAGGAGAGAGATATTCAGTCTTTCCAAGAGGAAATCGAGGATGCGTACACCACACAAAGAAACAGAGAAACTAAACTGATGGAAGTATACGCTTCCTTCATGTCAAAACTTGGAAAAGTATAAATAATGGCGCTAGCAACGAATAAAAAGGAGTCCCTTTCATGAGCCAGAATCCCGTAGACACAGCAAGAACTATTCTCGAAAAGATCGAGTCAATCGACGAAGAGAAACCAGTTCTTGACTCAGAAACATACAACAAGGACGCCACCGGCAAGGGTGATGAGGTTCACACCGATGAGGGTCCAAACAACGCAAAGAAGAACAAGAAGAGCATCGACGCTAAGCCCTCTGCGGCCAAACCCGAGAAGAAGGTTCCTGAAGTCCTCCCCGCTGGTGGAAACCAGGCTGGTGGTGGCGTCACTGAGGATCTAAGCGTTCTCTTTGATGGTGAAGATCTTACCGAAGATTTCAAGGTAAAGGCAATCACCATCTTCGAGGCTGCTATTGCTGAGAAGGTATCTGCTGAGGTCGCTGAACTCGAAGAGGCATATAACGTTGCTCTCGCCGAGGAAGTTGCTGAAGTTACCGAAGAACTCACCAACAAGATTGATGAGTATCTTGATTACGCAGTCCAGACTTGGCTACAGGAGAACGAACTCTCTGTTGAGCAGGGCATTCGTACCGAAGTCAGTGAGTCATTCATGAATGGACTCCACCAGTTATTCCACGATCACTACATCGAAGTTCCCGAGAGCAAGATTGACCTTGTTGACGAACTCGCTGAAGAGAACGAGGAACTCGTCACCAGACTCAACGATGAGATCCAGAAAGTTATGGATCTATCCGAGAATCTTCTTGAGTTCCAGCGTGAGATCGTGTTCCACGATATGTGCGAAGGTCTTGTTGACACTGAAGTCGAAAGATTCAAGACCCTTGCAGAAGGTATCGAACATGCCGACATCGATGAGTACGCTGAAAAACTCAATATTGTCAAGGAATCATACTTCAATGATGCCGTCGATACAGAAACTGTTGCCGACGACAACAACGAAGGAACACCTACCGTAACCGAGACTAACTCGATTATGGAAGGTTACGCAAACGCGATTAGTAGAACCCGCTGAATCAAATAAACTCACAAAGGAGAAGTCAAAATGGATTTCGATAACATCACACCAATGGATTCACTTGAAGAAAAGTGGACTCCCATTCTAGAACATAGCGATCTTGAGCCAATTCAAGATCCTTATAAGAGAAAGGTCACCGCTGTCCTTCTCGAAAACGAAGAGAAGGCTCTTCGTGAGCAGAACCTAACCGAAACCCCCATGAACGCTCTTGGTGGTAACCTCGGTGGCGGTGCTGTTTCAGGTAACTCCAGCAACTACGCTGGTTTTGATCCCGTTCTCATCAGCCTCGTTCGTCGTGCTATGCCCAATCTAATGGCATACGACGTTTGTGGTGTGCAGCCCATGTCTGCTCCCACTGGCTTGATCTTCGCAATGCGTACCAAGTACGCTAACATTTCCAGTGGTAATGCAACCTTCGGTGAAGAGGGTCTCTTCCAAGAGGCCGACACCCGTGCAGGTTCAACTGGTGGTGACTTTACCTCAGCCGCCGCCATCAGCACCGATCCCTTCGGTTCTGGTACTGCTGCTAACTCAGCCGCTCAGTCGCCTGGTATGCTTGTCGCCAACTCCGAGCGTCTTGGTGAAGGAAACGACCAAGCATTCCGCGAAATGGGATTCACCATCGAGCGTGTTGCTGTTGAAGCAAGAACCCGTGCCCTCAAGGCTCAGTACACCACTGAACTCGCACAGGATCTCAAGGCTGTTCACGGACTTGATGCAGAGACTGAACTCTCTAACATCCTCTCCACCGAAATCCTTGCTGAGATCAACCGCGAAGTCATTCGTAAGATCTACAACAACGCTAAACTCGGCGCTCTACAGACTGACCTTACCTTCTCTGGCACCAAGACAGAGGCTGGTATCACTACTGATGGTGTCCTAGTCACACCCCACGTTCGTCAGGGTGTCACTGGTGGTATCTACGACATCAACAGAGATGCTGATGGTCGTTGGTCCGCAGAGCGTTTCCGTGGTCTCATGTTCCAGTTAGAGCGTGAAGCCAACGTAATCGCTAAGGAAACTCGACGCGGTAAGGGTAACTTCTGCATCGTCTCTTCCGACGTTGCTTCAGCCCTCGCAATGGGTGGATTCCTCAACATCTCACCAGCACTAAACGTCAGCCTCAACGTTGACGATACTGCTAGCACCTTCGCTGGTGTTCTTAACGGTAAGATGAAGGTCTACATCGATCCCTACGCTGGTACTCGTAACTTCGTCTGTGTCGGTTATAGAGGTTCTTCACCTTACGATGCTGGTATGTTCTACTGCCCCTACGTTCCACTACAGATGGTCCGTGCGGTCGGTGAGGATACCTTCCAGCCCCGTATCGGGTTCAAGACCCGCTACGGAATGGTCACCAACCCCTTCGTTGGAACCGCTGGTAGTAACAACATCGAAACCACTGGTGTCAACCAGTACTACCGTATCTTCGAGATTCTTAATCTCCACGGTCAGAACTCTGCACTCTGAGTCTAGTTCTAAGGTAGCATAAAGCACAGCCTCCCTCACGGGGGGCTGTGTTTTTTTATATACATACTTTATTGGGAGAATATTATGTCAGGTAAAGCACCAGATTCAGTAAACTATCTGAAGAATAATGGCTTCAAGTTTGAGATTCCCAGAATCCCAAATGTAAACTTCTACATCCAACAAGCAAATATCCCATCAATTGATGTTGATAATATAGAAACTAAAACCTTATATGCACAGCCTGTTTACGATACGGGCGGAAGAATTTCATATGGCTCATTGAATCTATCTTTCATTGTTGACGAAGACATGAACAACTACATGGAAATCTATAACTGGATGAGAGGTCAAGTTCCTGTTGAAGATAGTCCGCCTCTTCGAGATGCAGATTCACTAGCAAGTGCCATTCTTATAGTCATGGACAACAAGAGTAGACCCAATATTGAAGTTCAGTATCAGGATATTTTCCCAGTTAGGCTAGATGAAATCGGATTTGATTTGACAACCACCGATCCAGACCCTATAATCATAAGTACAGAATTTAGATTTACTGGATTGAAAATCACTAAACTATGAACCTAAATGATATTCGTGAGATGGTCAACAAAGACCTAGAGATGGATCGAACCGAACTGGATATCGAGTCCATCAAAACACCTCAACTCCACAACAAGTATCTTATCCTATTCACGGATGAGACGTTGTTGTATAAGAAGATGCAGGCAGAATACAAGACACTCCGCAAGGATAAGTGGCTTTACTACACTGGTAAAATGGGTGACGACGAACTGAAAGAGCGAGGGTGGGAACCTTTCCCTCTCAATGTTCTGCGTGCCGATATCGATCAGTTTATAGAATCAGATCGTGAACTGATCGTTCAGTCCCATCGTCTTGCCCTACAGGAAGAAAAGGTCAAGTATCTTGAAGGGGTAGTAAAGATCATCAACAACCGACAGTGGTATATTCGATCCGCAATCGACTGGGCTAAATTTTCTAACGGCGGATAACTCATACATATAGTGTATGAGTGATATTTCTGTTCTACATTTAGATTCTGTATATGTGAAATTGGATTGTGAGAGGTGGATAGCAAAAGAGTTATCCGACTTCTTCACGTTCAAAGTTCCAAACCATGAGTTCAGTCCCGCTTACAAAAAGAAGCAGTGGGACGGCACTATCAAGTTATTCAACCTATACAAGCAGACTATCTACCGAGGCTTACTGGATTATGTAATTCAGTTCGCTAAGGATAGAAATTATAGTATCCAGTTAGAAGAAACGCTGAAGGACTCTCTACCGTCCTCAGAGTTCTCTCAGAGCGACGTTACGGACTTTATTGACTCCCTGTCCATCGTAGCAAATAATAAAGCAATTAAACCACACTTACATCAAGTGAATGCTATTCAACACGCATTGAATACCAAGAGATGTCTCCTGCTCTCTCCTACTGCGTCTGGGAAGTCGCTGATCATCTATACACTGATGCGTTACTATATGGAACTGCTGCCCCCAGAGAAGAAGTTACTGATCATTGTACCAACCACAGGTCTAGTATCACAGATGCTTGAGGACTTCAAAGACTATTCGTCTAACGACGACTGGGATTGTATGTCTAATTGCCATCAAGTGTTCAGTGGGCAGTCGAAAGAAACAGATAAGAGAATTGTCATCTCAACTTGGCAGAGTTTATACCAAATGCCAAAAGAATATTTTTCAAAATTCGGTTGTGTGTTTGGAGATGAATGCCACTTATTTAAAGCCAAATCACTCTCGACGTTAATGTCGAATCTAGATGACTGCTACTATCGAATAGGAACTACAGGCACACTCGATGGAACACAGACACACAAACTCGTAATTGAAGGACTCTTTGGTAGGGTGTTTCAGGTTACGACAACCAAGAACTTAATGGATAAGAATCTTCTCTCAACCTTATCAATCAACTGCATTTCATTGCAGTATACTAAGGACGAGAAGGAGTTTATGAAGAGAAAAAAATATCAGGATGAAATAGAATGGATTGTTACTCATGAGAAGAGAAACCAGTTTATTGCCGAACTAACCAACAGGTTAAAGGGTAATACTCTAGTCCTCTTCAACTATGTGGAGAAGCACGGGAAACCGTTGTATGAATTGATTAGTCAAGGAGATAAAGAGACTTTCCTCATACACGGAGCAACAGATGTCATACAACGGGAAGAGATTCGCAAGATCGTTGATAGGAAAACTAACTCGGTTTTGGTTGCGTCTTACGGAACCTGCTCTACTGGCATTAATATTAGGAATATTGATAACATTGTTTTCGCTAGCCCTTCTAAATCTGTTGTAAGAGTTCTTCAAAGTATAGGCAGAGGACTACGAAAATCAGATAGAAAACAGAAAGTAAAGTTGTTTGATCTTTCAGATGATCTTACCATAGGAAAATATGAAAATCATACTTTCCGACATCTTGGAGAAAGAATCAAAATATATACTAGTGAGAAGTTTGATTATGAGATATCGAAAATTCATATAAGGAGATGATTATGACTGATGAGATTACGAGCAGAATCATCCGATTGAAAAATGGAGATGATGTGATAGCAAAGATTGTAAAGTCAGATCGAAATAAACTGACTCTACATAAACCCTTCTTATTCAGAACACAATCAGTAATCGATCCGATGAGCGGCATGAAGAAAGACGTTACCATGCTTCAGAGTTGGACCGCTTTTGCTGATGGTGATGAGATTACAATTCAACAGGAGAATATTCTTGCCTTTTTGAATCCCACTGGGGAAACAGAAAAACTCTATACTATAGAGAAGAAGAGGGAAGAAGAACTCAAGAAGAAAAGAAATGTAATCAACTACAATGACGAAGAAAATCCAAACTCACCCCCACTAAAGAATCCTTTGGGTGATTTGTTTGATGTGAACAAAAATGTTGACGATGCCATGAAAAAGATGTACGACGAATTGGCAGATCAACTTGATGGTGTAGATGGACTGGATGATTTAGATGAGGATGAAATGCAAGAGTTCATCGTGATGACTCTAATGATTCCACCTGAGATGTTAAAGAAGATGTTAGATCAAGGTATCATTAAGCCTGATCAGATGTCTGAGTTCTTATTTGAGAACATGAACTCAGAAAAGATCACAGAGGAATACACTGGGGATGATAAAAATCATCCAGACTTTGGCAATAGATTAACTGACTGGAGTTCGGACATCGACGATTACCTTAACTAATTTGGAGACCACATGGATCGAGAAGTCTTGCTCTTGAACGCTTCTGAGGAAGTATTAAATGTGATCGATTGGAAAAAAGCAGTAGCACTTTTAGAATCTGGAAAGGCAATAAAACCTTATTCCTTTTCCAAGACTTATAAGATTAAAACACCAAAGGGAACATATCCACTACCCGCAGCACTAGTACTGATTCGATATGTTCTCACACCACATCAATCACATCTACCCACAAGAAGAAATATCTTCAAGAGAGATAACTGGACTTGCCAATACTGTGGTTTGAAATCGAAAAACAATAAGTCATTAACAATTGATCACGTTATGCCTAGATCAAGAGGTGGTGATTCTTCTTGGACAAATCTTACAACTGCTTGTGCGCCTTGTAACTCAAAGAAGGGAAATCGAAAACCTAAAGAATGTAAGATGCCCCTGATCAATAAACCAAGAAAACCAAAGCATCTAGAGATGCAGTTGGCTGAGATACAAGATGAGTTGCTTCGTATTTGGAAACGGTGGATACCAACCTAACAGTATCCGGTATCCGGAGGTATCCCTTTTCCTCTCGACAAGTCGAATTATATGGGGGTTTGGAAAACTGTCAAGGAAAAACTTGACAATAATTTTTTAGAGGGTATATTATGACAAAAGGAAGTGATTCACATGGCGAAGAAATCAAACCACTATATCGATAACAAATTGTTCTTCGATAAGATGTCCGACTGGAAAGAGCAGGTAGTCCTTGCCGAAAGTAACGGAGATCCCAAACCTCCCATTACAGAGTATATCGGTGAGTGCTTTATCAAGATCGCAACCAATCTTGCGATGAAGCCTAACTTCATGAACTACTCCTTCGTCGATGAAATGATCGGCGATGCGATTGAGAATTGTATTCTATATGCACACAATTTCAATCCCGAGAAGTCGAAGAATCCTTTCTCATATTTCACTCAAATTATTTACTATGCCTTTCTCAGACGTATCGAGAAAGAAAAGAAGCAGTCATACGTTAAGTTCAAGATGATTGAAGAAGGTGATCACGCTGGTCATATCCACAAGTGGTTCAAGGAGAATTACTTTGATAAGAATCCAAATGATGCAATGAAAGAGTTCTTTCAGTTAAATGATAATGACTTGAAGAAGTTTGAGCCTAAAAAGAGTAAGAAGAAAAATCAAGCCGGTTTGACTTCATGTTTTGAGGATGTAAATGAAGATAGCAATAATAAATGATACTCATTGGGGTGCAAGATCAGATAGTCAAATATTCCTAGAATACTTCACGGACTTTTTTCGTGAACAGTTCTTTCCGTATTTGAAGGAGAACAACATTGATACTGTTCTTCATTTAGGTGATCTTATGGACAGACGAAAGTTTGTCAACTTCAATACACTGAATACTGTTCGTAGTGAGTTCATGGAGCCACTGCTTCGTGAAGGCATCGTCGTTCATTGTATTCTAGGCAATCATGATACGTTCTATAAGAATACCAATGATCTTAACTCGGTTAACGAGTTGTTCGGTGATCGTTATTCAAACTTCTTTATCTACCAACAGCCGATTGATCTAGAATTTGATGGCGTAAAAGTTGGTATGGTTCCGTGGGTAAACAGCGAGAATCGTGAGAAGACTTTAGAGTATCTAAAGAATACAAAGAGCAACATCATCTGTGGTCACTTTGAACTGAATGGGTATGAGGTGATGCGAGGACTGCCTTTTGATGGTGGTATGTCGGATGAACCTTTGCGAAGGTTCGATATGGTTCTGTCTGGACACTTCCACAGCCGTAGCGTCCAGAACAATGTTACATATCTTGGTACTCAATATCAGATTACCTTCAGTGATCTCAACGACAGAAAAGGCTTTCATGTCTTTGACACAGAGACGAGAGACTTGGAGTTTGTGGAGAACCCACGAAAGAAGTTCTTTAAGATCTCATACGACGACAGCCAAGACTTTGACATCAGCAAGTTCCCATTCGGCGAATACAAAAACGCCTATGTCAAGTTGTTCGTTGACAATAAAACTAAACCATATTTGTTTGACAGGTTCCTTGACAATCTATATGATGTACCAGTGTCTAATGTCACGGTAGTCGAAGACTATGGTGGTGAAGATGAAATCGAAGAGGATGTTGATCTGTCTTTGGATACTGTTTCAATCATATCGAATGAGGTTGAAGATATGAAGGAACTGAACCAAGAGCAGAAGACAAAATTAAAACTGATGATTCGTGATTTGTATATGGAGTCGTTGTCTGTATGATTGAATTTAAAACTGTCCGATTTAAGAACTTCGGTTCTTTCGGAAACTATTTCACAGAAATATATCTCGACAAATATTCTATGGTTCTAGTGTCAGGATCGAACGGTCAGGGTAAGTCTTTTGCCCTGCTTGATTCTATTACATTCGGTCTGTTTGGTAAGCCGTTTCGTAAGGTAAACATTCCTCAGTTGGTCAACAGCATCAACCAGAAGCATTGCGTGGTTGAGGTCGAGTTCTCGATTGGTAAAGATGACTACAAGGTTCGTCGTGGTCTGGCACCAAAGATCTTTGAGATCTACAAGAACGATGTAATGCTACATCAGGATGCCAAGGCGAAAGACTATCAGCGAATGCTTGAGGAGCAAATCCTGAAGATGAACTACAAGTCATTTACTCAGGTGGTGATTCTTGGTAGTTCATCATTCGTTCCTTTCATGCAGTTACCTGCCGCAGACCGCAGAGAAGTGATCGAGGACATTCTAGATATCCAGATTTTCTCCACAATGAATACACTTATGAAAAGTAAATATTCTGAAGTGAAGGAAAGTATTGGCATTATAGATCAAAAGATCGAAGTGATTGTT